AGCCCAAGTCCAAGTGAGCCAAGAGTACCCCACATACCTTGTGTGCCCCATGCACTACTATTTGGGTCAAATAATCCACCAAATGCAGAACCAAGCCCTGTTCCCATATTCAGATTAGGATTTACTTGTGGTCCGATTGTATTGGTCACATTTTGTCCAGGTAGACCTGGTATTCCGTATTGCATAAGTTCATTGTATGTTTGTGCTGTTGTAGGTGTTGCCGTATTTGGCATAAATGCTGATCCTGCCATATTGATTCCTTTTTATAATTTTGAGGTGTTCTATAAAAAGATTATACCCATATTAGAACCAACAATTGCTGTTGGCTCTGTATGGCTAGTATCTTTTTACAGCGTACATAGGTGCTTCAACCATTTTGAAGTTACCTGTTTTTTCACCACGCTTATCGATCACTGGTTCACCAACAAGCATCTTTCTGTTTTCAATATCTCTGATCAACGCCTCTTCAAGTGCAATATCCATATTCAATGGAATCACTCTTGCAAGGTCAATATGCATGTTGTGTACACCTGCGAATACAGTTGTTGCACCAGTGTTATCTTTGTCAAGGTTGACAATTCTTACTTTTGAAAGTGATGTCGCTTTGAGCTTCGCTACTTCTTTGTCAGAAAGTTTTTTAGGCTTTTTGAGTTTGAGTTTCTCTCTCTCTTTACGTGCTTCTTTCACTTTCTTCTCAAGATTTTCAAATCCGATTCTATTTGTGTATTCTACACCAAGCTCATCTGCTTCCGCTTTAAGCTCTCTCATCTCTTTTTCTCTTGCTTCATCCTGGTTATTCTTCGATGTTGCCATACTTGAATCCTTTTTTTAATTTTAATTTAGACCTACGTCTTAGTCGTTATTATACCAAAAAGCATAACCTTCTGTTCTGAATGGATTTTCGCTTGTTGGTTTTCCTCTATTTAGTTTACCAGATTGGTTCTTTTGGCAGCATTCAGATATATTTTTGTTAGCATTCCTTGATTTAAATCCAAGTACGTCAGCAGCTTGCTTCATTGATTTAAATATCATTGGTTCATCATTCATATCTTTATAAGCTTTAACGCTCTTCTGTTGCCCTTCGAATAGGTAATTTTCAACAGCATGTTTTGTATTATCTACTTTAGATATCCATTCAAGATTATCTACATGATTGTTTTCTGGATTTCCATCTTTATGATTAACTTCTGGGAGATTATCTGGATTTGGAAGATATGTTTCTGCTACAAGTCTATGAACTAATTTTGGATATGGTTTTCTAGTCCCATCTTCTTTGTATAGAACAATTGTTTTATCAAATTTATCAGAATTGTTTCTTCTTCTTTTTTGAATAGACATAAATTTGCACTTTTTTAGTGAAAATATATTTCCATCTTCCGTAATATAATATAATGTAAAGTCTTTGATTTGTTTGCCTGGTATAAGCTCTGGGAAAGCTTCAAGCATTAATTTTTTAGGTAGCCTTACTCTACCTCCAACTGCAATATATCCATCTTTTCGTGGATTAATTATTTCATCATTTTTCTTAACTACACATTGTTTATTTATTGTGTAGCCATTCTCATTTGGAATTTGTCTAAATTCATCTGTTTGGCTCATTGTTAATCCTTTTTTAGTTGGGGCAATATAATTATACTACCCCAACACATAAGATTAACTTAAACCTGAAATGTTACTCACTGGCACATACGTATCCCACAAGAAGTTTCTCCGGTTGCAATGCCAAAGAAGCAAACCATGTGTTGTAAGAGAATAGTCCCTTAACACCGTATGGATCTTCTGATGTAGGTTTACCTGGGGCTTTAGCTTTGAATTTGATCTCACCTGCACCTGCAAGCGATACAACAGCGAAAGAGCCTTTAGTAGGGTAAACAATAGGGAATACATCATAATGTCCATTTGTTTCTTGTTGTCCGATATTTGCTGTAACAGCAGCACCTTGTCCAGCATATTTCATCGCTCTTGTAGTTTCAATGAATCTTGTTTCGTGAATAGAACCAATTTCATTATCTGCCAAGTTTGAAGCATAGCCGTACTGGTGTACTGGTCTCCACTCATCAATACCTTCAAGATCATAAACAACATCTGGTCCAACAATCGCATAGTAAGCTCTGTTGATAGGTGTGGTTCCGATGTTTTTAGAGCCAGTCAGCATAGAGTCATTTCTGATCGCAAGGTTGATTTTCAGACGTTTTACGATCTTACGGAAGAAGTCATATGTTGGTCTTGCATCTTCATCATTCTGTCCCATTTCTGAGAGAGTAGTCGCAGTACCGTTATAGAATCTCACACCTGCAGAACCAAGAAGTCCTAGCTGTACGTTGTCATCTCTTACTTCAAGCGCAAGTCTTGCAAGTTTGGTTCTGTATTCCATTTGCATATCGTGGTCAGAGAAGAGTTCTACTTCATCAGTATATTCTTCATAGTTACCTTGTCTTACGAGTGTAGCGGAGAAGTTTTCTCTTGTCACACCAACACGGTTAACTCTGTCAGCACCTTCAGAAAGCAATGGAAGTGCAGTAACAACATCACCAACATTACGGCTAGAACCATAAAGGTTACCACCACCGTTGGTTACTTGCATTACAAGTGGCTCTACGTTGTTTGCAATCGCATCTTGACCTTCTTGTGTTGAGTCGTATGCTGCTTTTGCTGCATCTGCAGACGCTTGGTCAGGATATGCAACGTTTCTAAATAGGAACGATGTATTACCGATGACGTTACCATCACCATCAAGACCCTGGTTATTTACGTTGGCATCATCAAGGATGTGTAGGAATCTACTGATTCTGAATGTTTTACCAAAGTTTCTTTTCTGTGTTTTAGCATCAGCGAACTTGGAATAGATAAGCTCTGCTCTTGCTACTTTGATCGCTGCACGGTCATAATAGTCCGTACGGATATTATCGTGAGAACCACCTGTGGCAATAGTACCGCCACCATATACGTGACCATCAAAACTGTTACCTGGTCCTGCACCTGTAGATGACAGTGCATCAAGTGCTGTTGCTGTTGAAATTGAAATAAAATGTTTCATTTGTTTTATACCTTATTTGTATTCATCGATTGAACGACCAATGACAGACTGAAACGCTTTATCAAATTCTTCATCATCCATTGAATCCAAATCCGCTTGCGTATATTTCAGTTTAGGCGTGGACTTCTTCCCTCTTGGGGCAGTAGCCGCACTTCTTTTTCTGGCATTGAGTTGTTCATTATTTGCCTGTCTCTGTGGTTCCGGCTCTCTTTGCTGAGGCTGAGAACCAACAGAAGCAGGAGACTCTTGCTTTTGTCCAAACATTTGCTCTGCTACTCTAAGATAAGTAGCCACTGTTGGTTCTTTAATTCCATACAGTGTTTGCTGTTTAATTACTTCCGGCATCACTTGCTGGTAGACGCCTTTCTTGACATCCTCATATAGGGCTGTCATCTTTGTTGGGTCACCATACACCATTTCATACATGTCGTTAGGCATTGTTTGTAATGCATTCTCGACAATCGGTGCATTTTGCTCATCTGCCAAAATGTTTTGAGATACTTGCTCAAACTCTTTTTTACTGATGTCAACATCAATATCAGGTTGAGTGTATTTCTCGGCATCATTTGGTTCGATGTCAAGTGGATCAACTTTTACATCATTCAACAGTTTCGCTATCGCATTTTTGTTACCTTTCTTTGCTTCCGCAAGCAGGGCGAGGTCTTCCGTAGAAAGATTATTCTCCTGCATAAGGTACATATTCTTACGATGAGGAGCAAGCTCCTGCATCTTTTGCGTATAGTTCATACCACGTTTAAATCCCTCTTCGAGTTCAGCAAGGGTAGCCTTTACAGTCATACCATTTGCTTTGATTTCCCATGGCAAAACCTCATCTTTTGGAATCGCATCCCAATTGATCTGGTTTTCTGTTTTATTCTGTTCAGTTGGTTCTGAGTCCTCGGCTTGCGATTCATCTTCAGAGCCAACAGGAGGTTCACTCTCTGCAGCGAGTTCCTCTTGCGGTTCGTCTGATGTGTCACTTACGGGTTGCTCTAAAGTATTTTCTTCATTATTGGTAGTTTCGGAATTATCTTCAGTCGGAGACTCGTTAAGCTGAGTTTCTTCCGAATCTGATGATAGCATCTGATCTACCTGCTCTGGTGGAGTTGAGATCAATTTCTCAAACTCTTTGTCGAATTCCTCTTCTGAGAGTTGGTCTACATTAGTTGCTATTTGACTCATCTGTAGCACCTTCTGTATTCAATCTTTCTCTCTCTTCAGCTTCTGCTTCTTCAAGTTCACGATACTGTCTGATGAGTTCTACTCTCTGCTCAGGATTGTCAATACCATTCAATACATTGACCATATCTTTGAGGAAATCTTTCAGATATCCTTTTCCAACGATTTTATTTACAATGATATCTCTATCCTTCACAACTTGTTGGTTCCTGCTCATCAGCAGTTCTCCAAGTCTTGCACCATCTTCCTCGATATATTTATCAAGAATGATTCTCTTAAAATCTTCATTTTCCAGGAGTCTATCCAGTGCTCTTTTGTCTTCAACAAGTTCATCAAATTCAGCAAGTGTGACTTCAAGTGTTCTTGGTTGTTCATCTGTAAAGATTTGTGAGCTATTCACTTCTTCTAACATATGATTCCTTTTTATATTTTATTTTGATACGACTTACCACCAGAAGGCTGCGTAACAAAATTATAGCATAACTTTAGATTAAGTTAATTTTACTCACCTACGACACCCTGCTTTGCAAGCTCGAGGCCTTTCTTGCTTGCATGTTCCATCATCTTATCCCCTATCTCTCTTTTACGCTTGATACCATCTTCTTCCATGAGGAATTCCTGGTCTTTAATATCTGCTTCAGATTCTGATTTACGTGCCTTGGCTCTTTCATTCTCTGCCTTTGCAGATTTGAGTTCCATATCGATCTGGTTCTCTTGTGCTCTTGACTGTCTTTCCATAATCTCAGCTTCAAGCTTCGCAATTTCAAGTTCTTTCTGTTTTTGAACCAACGGATCAGGCTGCTGTTCAAACTCTTCAATACGTTTTGCAAGGTCAGGCATTTTCTTGAGTTTTGCAATCTCAGATAGAATCGTTTTCGTCATATCAAACGGTAATGATTGTCCCATGGTCTGAAGCATAAATGATAACTCTTGAGATTTCATATTATCTGTTTCTTGTGTTGATATTTCTATTTCAATATCAATATTACCTTTCAGGTCATCTCTTTTAATAGGAACAAATTCATCGTTTGTGATACGTATTACTTCTTCGGGATCAAGAAATTCAGACGAATAAGAGAGCCATTTTCGAAGCAATGGTTTTACTGCATTTTCTGCAATATTACGAATAAGGTCAACTTCACGCTTTGCTGTGGCATTAAGTGCCCCCTGTGCTGCTGTTGCTGTGTTACCGAGAGAAGAGCCCGTGATCCCTTGTCCAAATGATTTGACCCCTGTTAATGCCTCAACATCGCTTGACATGAGATTAAAGAAATCAAGGACAGAACCAGGGATTTGATTATATGAGCCATCCCAGAAGTCATTTCTGTCTCCTTGGAACTCAAAGTTTTGACCATTGAGATAACGCTTACGATTCAGTGGGTCAAGTGCACCTACTTTAATCCCCTTTTGTGCATTGTTTGACTGTGCCATATTATCTATGACCCCACGAAGGATAGAGGTTTTAACCTTTTGTGGTGTAGAAAGTAATTCAGCATTCGCAACTCCCATAAGAGAGAATGGCTCTGCAGACATAGCAACAGATACAAATGGTATCTCTTTGTCTGGATATGGATTATCTTCAAAACGAATCAGTACATCATTGATCCATGCAGCAACAATGGGTTCTGTGACACCATCACCATCCTTATCGATAAATCCCCAATACTCATATACATCGACTTCTTTCCTTGGATCATCTCCAAATCTAAAGTTCTTCGCATTATTAACTTCCGTATAGAGTGAATTGTATTGATTGTATGATTCTACATTGACTTTATCGAGATTCTTGTATCTTCCATCTTTCTTTAGGTCTGAAAGTCCTGTCTTCCATCTGTGGATAACAAATTGTGCCTTGGATATATCTCCTCTACATGTGGGGTCAACAAAGAGGTCTACATTTTCCATGACTTCAGCCGTAGGTCTGTTTACTACCGTTTTCATGTAGGTACGTTCAACCTGGACTGTTGTCATTGGGACTTGTGACACGTCTATGCCTCTGTCTACTGCCTGCTGGTACATAACAGGGTCCATATCAGGAACCTGCTCTTCAACAAGCTCAGTCACTTCTTCTTCTCTAAATTCCCATCCTGTACGGATGATAGCCGTACCTTCACGCTGGAATACTTTAATAAGATTACTCATAAAGTTATATCTATTGAATCCACGTGTAAATTGATAGTTCAGCAGTAGCTCTGCTTGCTCTGCACCTTCTTTGTCTTCCCATGTAACGGGAGATGTTTTGATAATATCAGGATTCGCAACAAATGGCTCGATTAGAGATGGAAATTGCCATTCATTCTGCTTTCTTATATCCTGGGAAACGATTTTTGATTTCCCTTCAACTTCGTTCCCGTATGGTTCCCCATTGTATTCTTTGACCCACGTAAGTCTTTTGACATCCATCTCGGACTTAAAGCTTTCAGTAAGTCTAAAGTCCGCTTTACATATTGCTAAAATATCGCTGTTCTTCATATTCATTCTCCATTAGTGTTGTGTAATTATATCAGTAAATTCTCTCAAAGAAGCGTTGCGTTATTGCTCCACCGAATGAATTGTCCTTGATGATGTCTATCTTTTCAAGTGCATCTGTCTCATATATTGTTTGCTCCTGCAGTGTATACATATCTTCAGGATATTTGAATGCATCTCTCTCAAGCTGCTCCTCTTGTGGTTCTGAAGGTGCTTGTGAGTTAGATGAGCTTGTGAATTTCATATAGGCACTCATACCTTTTTCAAGTCTATTAAACCATCCACCAAGTCCTGTATCTGATACTGGCGATGAACCACCGAATAGAGAACCAAATGGATCAGTGACTACATCAAGTACGGTATCGATAGATTCAATAAATCCACTTGCCATCCTGTCTGCAAAATCACTTACAAGGTCTTTTGCCATCATTCCTATTGTATAGTCAGATGTCTGCTGTATCGCTCCTTCTTTGACTGCCTGCTCTGCCATTCTGTTAAAAGCAGCTTGTGCTGCAGCAATAAGGCCTGTAATCGATGCAACAATCCCTACTATCTGTGCCACACCGCCTATCATGCGAACCAAACCAAGTGCACTCGGTCCCATAGCGGACAGAACTAACACTCCTATAGACAATGTCAATGATGCATATCCGAGCCCTATGGATAACGCTGCAAGCGTACCGAGTGAAGGTGCAAGTGCGCCATACGTGATTACAACCAGAACCACGGCAACGATAGCAACGACAACAGCAATGAGCTTTTCAAGAAATGATGCCTCTTCTATTTTAAAGTCTGTATCAAGACATTCGCCTACCATTTGTGCAAATTCATACTTTTTTAGTTGTTTTGCCTCTTCTACTTTAAGTCTGTTGCCTTTAAACAGGTATCCCCAATATTCATGCTCATCTGCATTTACAAGACTCATGGATGCTTTATGTAGGTCTTTTATTGCTTTCTTCTGCATGGTATTTGGAATGAAAGATGAATTAATGATTGATATTTCATATGTCTTATTGATCGCATCAAGAATATCAAGTATAAGTTGTGAGTCTTCTGTTGACCCATTAAAGGTGTATTCATATTCTTCGTAATATCCCTTTGATGCACCCTGTTTATATACTTCTTCTTCACCATCAAATGGTGCTATTTTTAGGTCACCTTTCTTTGTAAAGTTGGGATATTTTTCACAATAATCAGGATATACACTGCAATCAACATCTTCTTCCAGGAAGGTTATGTTTGTTTTTGCTTCACCAATATATGAAACATATCCACTACGTATTACTTTCGGTTTTCCATCTTCATCTTTTGTGACTCCAAATACGGAATTATGTTTATCGAGTAGCGCCAATGAAAACATTTCTATATTATCTTCAGTTGAATCTTCATCTGCAGGAAGCACAGATGTCACAAATGGATGTCCACCGAATGTGTTGATGTTGGTTCCGGACTCTCTTGACCAGTTCTCTGTTTCATTATCTATGAATATGTTGTCTGTTTGATAGTATGGTTCAGCTCTTTGTTCCACTTCACTGATTCCTGCAATCGTAGCAAACCTGTCACCATCCAATGCATTGTGCAACATTTCACTAAAATTGTTTGCTGTTGTTGTGATTATCTTTACATCTATTGCAAACTCATCCGTGCTTCCGTTTGTTGTTAGTTGTGTTGGTCCGGCATAGGTAAGCCTAACTACCATCTTGGAACCAACGGGGAGGAATTCATTGAGTTTGGTTGACAGTTGTGCCGTAGTCACAGGAGTTGTGGTTCCGGGTCTTACTTTGTATGGGTTAAAGTAGAACCAAGCGGCCTCAATCTCATCATAATCATTTGACTCAAGGTCTGTTTTCCTTACGCCTAACGCATTGAGAAAACGCTCTGCATAGGCAGACAGGTTGACCTGTCCACCTTGATAGAAGTACAGTCTTTCATTGTATAGACCATCGGATTGTCCCCATGCGGAAACGAACTTATTATAAAGTCCGACATTGCGCATGTAGTTGGACATCAGTGGTCCAACGAAATCCATGGTAATAAAAGCCATAATTAGTCACACGGTAAAACATCATTAGGACAGGTTGAATCACTGTTGAGGTAATCCATTGCTCTTTCCCATCTCTCTACCAGATCAGAATGATCACCAATATTGATCTCTGCAGCCAATAGACCGGATATCATTTGTGATGCGGCATTAGCAGCATGGTTACGTTTACTGTCTTCAAATGAGATTCTCTGTCTTTGTGAGAATTTAATATCTTCTACCATCTTACCATTCTCATCTCCACCAATAGGCTTGCCATTCGTATCTATTTCTACAATACCATCTTTTCTGAATGATGCAGCAAGTGTACTGTATGTCTGTCCTTCAACCAAAACAGTTTGCTCATATTTAAGATTTTCATCATGAAGTTGTGTGACCCAATACTCTTCATCTGCTTTCCATTCGCTTGGTCTACCATTATCTCTAATAGACTGAGACAGTGTTGCCTGTATTTGAGCCTGCTTGAGTCTGGTTCCAGCTTCAACATCACATACCTGTGCTTTTGATACCTGGATATCATACAGTGCTTTTTCGGATTGAGCTTGTAAGAGTTTCAGCGTAAGTTCACCATCTCTCTCTTCCTTTGCCCACCCAAGTGCTGTTTGCATAGCAGACATAGATAACTGTGTTGTAAGACCACTCATTGTCTCAGCGATCATTTTTGCCTTTTCCTCTGCATCAAGCTCAAGGTCTTTAAATAGCTCATAGTATGTTGATTTGGTTCTCTCATAAATAGAACCATCCTCCAATGAGGCTGTCATTAATTCTTTGTATTTATCTACTACCAATAGTTCACTGTCCGGTGTAATAAGTACCGGTGGTGTTTGTCCACATAATTGTTCTGCCATTATTTATCCTTTTTTTCAGTTCTTTCTACTGTATAGAATCTTAGTTCTGTAGGTATGCCATGATCAAATATAACAGAGGCAGGAGTAATGGACATCCATTCTCCTTCTCCTCTGCCATATACGTCATAACTTCTAAACCTTATTGCCATTCTATCATTATCTATCTTGTCTGTCACGTAATCATTCACTGGGTATGGTAATTTATAATGCTCTGCAAGTTCTTTTAGCTCTTCGCTGTTGTTTATTTGAAAGAATACTTCCTGAATACATGTACCTTCATTGCATATTGCTAATGGTATGATATTCTTTGGTATGTTGATCGTATTGATATTGTTCTCTTTTTTCATATTGCATATATGTTTATATATGAATTGAGAAGGGTAGAACCAACCATGAACGGTTTTGCCTTTAAGATATCGCTTCTTGTACATAAAGTTCGTAACACATACATGTTGTGTTGGTTCTATATCCATTTCCCATGAACCATCAACCGCTTTCGCATCTGCCTTCATGATGTTAAATCTTGGATTGTAATAGTGTGTACCTTTTGCAGATACGATACCATTGACCCATATTTTACCAACTGCTGTTTTCTGCCATTCATCTGGCATACTATTTCTGTTTATCAATGTTTTCATCTATACCACCTTGAATCTGCTACCATATATGTATTCCTTTGTGACCCTACTGTTGAAAGAAAAGCTGGAATATATCCATAATAATCAGAACCACCATCTTCTAGTCCCCACCATGCATCTTCATAGGCAGACCAGAATGCATAATATGATGATGATGTAATCCATCCATTATCGATATAATTATATCCTACTCTTATTCCCTGTTTATAATATACTACCCAGTGCGCTGTTGACCAGTGCTCCTGTCCATCAGAGTTTTTATACCCATTCATTATTCTCTGATATACTGCTTTTGCTGTTGATGGTGCAGTAAACATTAACTCTGTTGTTGGTATGTTATTGCTATTATCAAAGTATTCTCTATTATATGATGTGTCGCATTTATAATTCCAATCAAGTGTATTATAATTCCATGGATAATAACAATGACAACTTATGAGTCCACATGTCTCTTCTGCCGGCCACCTACATATACCTTCATCTTCATATTCGGTATTTCTTGCATTTGAATCGCCACTTTTTGGAGGAATATCATATGGCCTGCTTGTTGCATTTCCTACAATACCAAGTGCTCTGTATCGACTGTCAAATGTGATTTTCCCATTTTCATCTCTAACGATCATCCCATATTTTTCATCACTTGGCGGCAAATCTCTTCCACTGACAAACACATATGCTGTTGGTGCATGATAAATGGTATCTGTACCGCTTGCCATTATTTCAAATATCCAATATCCATTTTTGAGACGTAAATTATCTACACTATAGAATTCATTATATTTATCAACATGCGGCTTAACAAATACAATTGGCGGTGTATTTGAATATGCTCTTGTTTTAAATTGGAAATATGCATTTCCACCAAGAGCATCATTTGTCCCGTCATAGCTCGGAAAATTCAATGAACTGTTTTCTCTCCATGTCCTATATGGTTTGATATTCCCCTCAAGGAGATGGATTCCCGGTATCTCATCTGATATGATAAGATTTCCATATTCGTTTTTTACCCTGATACCATACTGACTCATTGGACTATCACCGTTACAATAACATCTTCATGGCTCTGTGTTGAGTCTGTCCTTACATAGACATAATTTTCTGTCTTGTTGACACTGGAACCAATAGTAGGTACATAGCCTGTATTTTTCACATAAGAGAATGTTTGCATCATTGTCCTTACTGTTGATATGCCTGATATGTTTCTGTAATATCTCTCTTTAATACCTTCTCCAGAGTACACATAGAATATGTCAACAACCATCCATGTTATACTCCGTGTGTCAAAATATACCTGGTTATTCTTATCACGTAGCACAATACCATATTCAGCCATTATAATCTTCCTATTCTTACTCTTTCTACACCAGCGTAATATACGCTCATACCATCTTTATCAATGACTGTTGACCCGTTATAATCAAGATGTCCAAGGACGATTTCATCCGTGTTTATTTTCCCTCCTGAGATGAGTGTGGTTCCAGGCTCTTTGTTTATCTCTTCAACAATCGTACCACGGGTAATGATATTTTCACCGCCATCAATATTCTCAAATAGAACCCTACCGTTAAACTTAATTGCTGTAGGCGTTACGGTTGTATCAATGCTGAATGGTGCTGCTGACCATGACGTATTATTACCGTCTGAAATGTAAAACTTGTCTGCATATATTTGAACCGACGATCCTGGATCATCCGGGTCATTGGTTGAGTTAAGTCTGATTCCTGATATGTTTCCATCCGCATCTACATTAAGTGATGCATATGCTCTCGCAACACCATCGACATCAACCATCGCCTCCGATAGCATCTGGACACTTGCCTTAATATCTTCATCCTGTACTTCCACCCATGCAGAACCATCATAGCGATACAGCTTATTGTCATCAGAATCTATCCATAGATCTCCATAGCTTGATTCAGCATCTGTAGGAGGTAATGCCTGATAGAATGTGACTATCTTTCCATCTGCTGTTGTTTTGGCATCAAGAGCTAGCTGGTATGCTTCTTCAGCCCTGTTGTCTGATATCTTTACCCAGAAGTACCCCTGTGCATCTGTTTCTGGCTCATTGATAGCTCCACGTGCAAATTGCCAAGAACCAAGGTATAGCTTATTTCCGGATGTATCTATCTCATAGAGTACATAGCTGTCTCCTGTATGTATTGATCTTGCATTTTCTGCAACCCATGTTGCGTATGGCTCTGCTGACTTATTAATGCTTCCATCTGCATAGTTTGGACCGATATTTGTACCATTCTGATCATCATAGAACCATGTCTCAATAACTCCATCCACTTGCTTTTGAAGTACATCTACTTCACCTGCAATGAACTGCATTTCATCATACTGTGATTTCATTGTTGCATTCAGTGTAGAAGCACTTCTTGCTGCAGAGTACGCAACATCTGCAACTGCAGATATATTCTGCTCAAACCAAGCACCGCCAAGGCTTGCATCATTAAGATATGCGCCTACAACTTCAGATGATACTGCTCTTGCGTATGTACGTGTCGCATAGGTATCTTTGACATCGATAATTGCTGCTGCATTATCATCCGTTTTTGCAACGAGTGTATCTATTTTAGCTGTATGGCTTTTGTCTGCCTGTTTGAGCTGGTATATTTCAGATGAGAATCCATCATCCATTGAATCAATAAGATTATAGAGGTCACGTATGGTGTGAACCAACTGTCCATCTGGGTCTTCAATAATATGATTAATGTAGTCTGTAAGCCATTGTGGTGGCTCTTCTTCGTATTTCCTGATGTATATATCATCATTGGTCAAAACCCAGTTATTAATATAGGCTTCTACTTCATATTCATTATCAACACTCACATCGGATGTATTTGTAAGTGCTTCAGCCTCTGTTGGTTCTATAATTGCTTCAGCAATGCAGGAATCAGCCATTTTAGCCTCCCATGCTCTCTACATAGATGTTTCGTACTGTTGCGTATATTTTGCCCTCAGATTGGCTTGTAACGTCAATAAGACCCTTACATGTCGCCTTCAATGGAAATCCATCTTCACCAAATTCAACATCATGCGGAAGCAGTGCTGTCTGTTCTTCTGTTAAATGCAGAAAGAATTTACCTGCCATATCATCTGTTGCTGTTCCTCTTGTGAGTGGATGGTCTGCAATAATAACACTTGAATCAGCACCTGTGCTTGAAATAGTGAATGTTGCTTCATCCCCTTCTTCAATGAGTATTGGTTCTGTGTTTCCTGGCTTCTTTACTACGAAAGAGCAATCGAATGCTCTTCCTTTCACGATTGTGAATTTTGCCATGGATTATCCTTTGTATTCAATATTTAATATATAAAATGCATCAATGACAGCGTTATACAGTATTTGCCAATTATATGTATTGTTGTATCCATGTGCTATGAAGTCATGGTCCATAATCGAAGCATCTATGCCTGCTGCTATCATTGCATCTATAATGTCACTTCTTGATGGACTTGTGATAGTATTGCTAAATATGAGTGGTTTTTTCTCATGGTCAATTGCACTGACTGGTGCCGCCTGTGCTTCAATAACTTTAAGCGTTGTAGGTGAAATGTCACCTCTTACTTGAAGTGTAGCGGTAGATGAGGCAATCACAGATAATACAGAACCATCTGCAATAGGAGTGGTAACAGAACCCCAGAATGCTGCACCGTATCCTGATGTTGCTCTTGAGATATCAATGGTTTTTGAGGCGATCTCTGTCCCGTCATCCATAAACCTAAAGGTAATCGATTCTGTTGCATTTCCTGTGTTATCTACTTTACAGTAGAAGGAGAAAGAACCACTTGTTGTGGATATATCATGATCTACCGTAAGTCGTGCAAGCTCAATACCTGCGGCTCCAAGGTCTATCAAGTCAGTCCTGCTGTCTACCCATTCAAGGTCTTGATTTGGTGCTCTATAGCCTGTTACTATTCCTCCAGAACCAACACGCATAAATAGTCCTTCAGCCAATGGATCAGCTGCAGATAGCATGATTAAACTGTCTTTTATCGCTAAATCCTGTACACTTCCATCTGAGAGATATTCTCCCAATTTAATTGTCATTCCCATTTGTTACTCCACGATATAAGTTGTATCGACAGGATTGCCAAGTGCATCTGTCCATTCTGTACCATTGTACCATATTGGCTGGATCAAGTCTGTATCATAGTATTGAAGCCCTACAACAGGAGATGTAGGTCTACTGCTTGAAGGTCCTGATGTCTGTGCGAATTTCTCAATTTCCGTAATTCTTGTTTCATGATCATCTACAACAAGCGTCAGACCAGAAAGATCATTATCGATAGCACCTACTTCTGAAGTTAGTGTTGAAATATCATCTTTATTTGTCTGTACATCTGCTTGTAAAGCAACTATATCGTTATAGTTATCCATAATATCACTGACATTATATTTTGTAAGAACCACTGCGCCTACTTCACCGTTAACAGAGGTTACTGCATTATATACTGGTACTTCACCCCAATCAGTGATATCATTTGGACCATCGACAATGGCAATATATTCCTTGTTATTATTTGTATCTGGATCATTATAGACAATACATCTATCTCCCTGATATACATTCAAGAGAGCCAACATGTCACTGACTGTTTCTGCATAAAATGATTGTACAGAACCAAGATCAGGGATAAGTGCAATAGGTATTTTCCCATTACTGTCAATGTTCGCTACACCATTTGGCACACCCTTTTCATCTTTGAGTATCGATTTATAACCAATAAGTGAATGTGTACGCAATGGGTTCATTACGCTATCTGTATCTGTTTCATCAAGCAACTCTGTTGCATTAGTCCATGGTATCTCAACACGTGTATGCTTACCATCCGTTGTCAGTGTAGCAATACCGCCAGGACTTCCTTCGTGTGCCTTTTCTGACCGAAGATCAATCTTTTCATTATAGTCTGTTTCTATATTAGATAGTTTTTCATCTATCTCTGTTTTGTAATAAACAAGACTGTCTAATTCTATATCAATCATTTCCATCTCCCTATTGCTTGATAAGCAGCATTGAAGGTTGCTGGTTGAACTCCAGAACCATCAGCTACTACATATAACCCTCGTATTCCACAAGTATCAAGTGACCTTGAAACAATATAAGCATTCGGTAGATTCCCTGCAGTAGAGAAATCATGAGTTGCTGTTACTGTTGTTACTGGTGCCACAGTAAATGGTAAAGGGTAAGTTACTGTAGTTACGTTATCTAAAGAGTCTCCACCTACTTCTAATACATTCCATTGTATCATAGTCCCATCTGGATACTTTATGTAGTTTCCATTCTCATTACTTCCAGACTCTATTCCGTATGTAAGTAAATCATCACCAGTCATTTGGACTGGATTTCCTGTTGAGTCGTAAAGTGTTAAAGTTGAACTCATTTTAGTTCCTTCCATTGGTCTATTACTGCTCTATCTGCGTAATTAGTAAGTTCATAAGTAGAACCATCTGGTATAATAGCTGTAAGTGTGTATTGGTTCGTGGTTTCTACTGTTTCTGCTATTCTTACTTTAGATAAAGTATATTCATTAACTCTCAAGTTAGTATCTACTTTACCATCTGCACCTGGTAATACTACTATAACTACCATAATAGATTTACCTTCTGTATTAGTGTATTCAATACCTATTTCTCTATTATCAGTTTCATTTACCCAAGTCTCTCCAGTAAGTCCAAGACCTAAAGCACCAACTTGTAAAGTCTGTGTACCGTCTATTGTCTCTATTTCATTACATTTTATTTTACTCATGATTTTCCTTTATCTTAGTTCAGCCCAGGTGTGAATAGTAGAACCAGTAGCAGCATTTACTTTGTAAGTACTACCTGGTGGTACAATAACAAACATTGAATCAGCATAATAAGGAGAAATACTCCTTGAATAAGCATATGCTACACTTACCACACCAACAAGTATTCCTACATTCTGTCCTTCTGATTCAGTAACACACAGTACACTCAAAGCAATAGGTCTATTGGTATCATTAGTATATTCTACACCTATTTCTCTATCTGCTGTTACATTCTGCCAGGTCTGATTTACACCTAATAGTTCATTATGTAAAGCAACATCGTTTCCATTTACCTGGAGTCTATCTCCATTCGGTTCTAAAGTTACTGGCATATTACCTCCTTACTTACTAAACTACAATCAAAGACGCGTTGTCTTCAACTGTTATTGTAAAACCATCACCTAAAGTGAAGTCACCTATTGTTGCATTACTTCCAGTAGGAATAACTTGGTCAGCATTTATCTCTTTAGGACTCATTCTGAATGGATTCCATTTTGCGTCACCTTTTACACCCTCAGTCGATAGTTCATGGAATGAGAACCCTGTTTCATCAGGTGTACCAACAATGTCATCAAGCGTCTTACCTGAATCCTTTAATAGTCCACCTGTTTCAAATATGACAACATTGTTTGTTGCTGCATTTGCCACTTTGTCATACTTATCATCCAGTGAATCTTGCAATCCAGTTGTGTCCTGAATAACGTGTGTATGCACTTCTTCTGCTGCACCAATAAGGGATGGCGTAATACTATGTGGATTTGATGCACTCTCATGTGTATCGAGGCTTTGTTGCGTAGCATAGTTACCGAGTACATTTTCCATATATTGTTTTGTTACAGCATGTGTGTCATACTGTGGGTCTGCAACTCTAAAAGTAACACCATCTCCATACTTATTTGCAAGTTGACCATCAGAATAACTACTCTCTACTGCATTACCATTTCCATCAACCATTAGCATTCTGCCACTGCTTGGATTTGATACCTTATCCATCTTTCCATCAATGGCAGTATAGGCAATACCGCTGTCTTTTATATTCCCTGTATTATCAAATACAGTAATGTTGTTTTCAGCAGCACCAACAACTTTATCTGCTTTTGAATCAAGCGTTGCTGTCAGATCCTGAATGTCGCTGATCGTATGCACCCCATTTGGTGCTCCTGTACCGGTAAGCTCAGAGTGGTCCACTGCTAATCCAGAAACAACCAATGCTCCTTCCGGGGAACCAGCAAATGAAGTTGTCACCCCTGTTATTGTTATGTCATTGTCATTTGTTTCATTTGAGACGTAAATAGATAACTCATCTCCATTTTCAAGATTTGTAATGAATCCATCAAGTGATACCTGATTTATTCCTTCGGATGATGTATCAGTACCAATATCAACATTAAATGATGAATCAATGAGTGTATCATTAACATACATATGGATTTTGTATTTTGTGTTTGCTTCACGCTGTATTGTTACTGTAAATGCAAACCATCCTTCAATTTTCTTTGTAGGTGCTTCACTGTAGTTTATCTTTATTGCACCATTCGTATAGAGTGCATTCCTAGAACCAACGGATACAGTCATCGCTGTACTTATCTTTACAGGTGTTGATACTGCTGTAATAGGGATAATATCTGATTCATTAGACATACCTGCTGTTAGGTTGGTTCTCTCAAATGTATCGAATGTACCAAGCTGTCCGTCAAGCTGTCCTATGGCACCCTGTACTGTTGTTGAGGTAATAATACTGTTATTTGTCGGATCATATACAACATTTTGTGCTTTATGCACATGTGTTCCTCTTGGTACTTCATCTACAAGTGGATTATCCGGATCAACAACAAAGTTTCTATTGAATGCTGTATTATGGGTAAAAGCAGGTTCATAGTTATGCGTATGATTTCCTTCTGCTACTGTCCCTGAAGCAGAACCAAAGTCTTTGTTAAATGCTGTGCCTTTGTTTTGAATGATTGGCTCATATACCGTATCATGATTATGATCTGCACGTGATACATCCTGTGATACTCCGGAACCACCAAACGCTTTATTGAATGCCGTATTCTTAGGATTAATATATGGCTCATATACTCCAAGGTGATTGTGGTCTGTATTTGATTTGAGAACCAACTTATCTGAAATCTGCTGAGATGACCATGTATAGTTTTTTGAAATGACAAGATCATTAATCACTGGATCACCAATTTGCAGTCTTGCTTTTTCACTCCAATGATAGGCAGAAAACATCCCTGGTTCTACTTCATTATTATATTCTTTCTGCGCCCAGTCATATGCTTTTCTTTCCGATGCTAACGCATCATTTGCATATTCACTTGCCTCATCTGCTGCAGCAACTGCTTCATCTCTCGCTAACTGTGCATCTTCTATGATGTCACCTGTCGCAAGTTTTGTTGCATTTGCAACTGTATTCACATTCTCTATAAATGTTGATGCTCCTGCCATATCGTTTCCTTATTTTGTTATGTCATGAACCACGTTGTAGGTGGTTCCTGTTTTGTCTGTAAATACTACATTCTGAACCAATCCGTTGATATCCGTATGTATCACATTTCTGAATGGATCGGTTTGTTGAAATTCTATCCATGGCCCCATGCCATATATATCATCAAGAAATGGATACTCTTCTGTAATACCAAGAGAACCAAGGTATGCATCAAGTTCTGCTATTCTATCGATATTCTCACCTGTTTCTGCATATTCATTCAGCTTCATCATTACATCTGCAAACTCATTTTGAAGTTCTTGCAGATACAATGCTTCATCTTCTAATTTTCCATTAACGATTTTGTCTTGACTGAAAGTCCCATCTGATATATTACGCATATCAGAAAGGTTTGACAGTCTTGTATACACTGTACGTGAAATGAGATTATCTATACCATTCTCTTTATAGTATACATCGTTTTGTAGTGATGGATCCATTCTCCCTTGAGAATAGACCTCTATTCCTACATTTTCTTCATCTACAATACTAACACCCATCTATAAACCTTTTCAAACGTGTTGGTTCATCAAAATCGAATGGACGCTGTACGATAATTGCATCACCATACATCTTCATTCTTTGGAGGTGCATAGCCGATTTTGCATCATCATGCAGGTCAAGGTATACTGTAGATGCGATTGCCTGTCTAAATGCCTTATAGACATCTCTATCCATATAGATATATTCAAAGTCTGAATCAGGCACATAGAAATACCGAACCACAAGGAAGTTGATCGATTCAACCACAACAATGTCATCTTGAGGATGATATGAATAATCTCCATACATATCCTCTTCGGATGTAAAGTCAACATTGATTCTTCCCTGCACTCTTGGATCCACTTCAACCATGTTGTCACTGTTTTGATGTGGCTTCTTTGCATCTTCTGATAGGAATGCATCATAAATATATGTGACATCTTTCTCGACATCATAGGTAATCTTCTTGATTCCATTTTCAAGATAAGGTCTTACATCTACTGTATCCTCATCATCGAAGAAAGAACCAATGGTGTTGAATTCAGAAAAAGCATCATCAATAATGTCATCGAATTTTGCATCATCATACTTTTTGCATCGAGTATCAAGTCTCTTGATGTATTCTTTGATACTCTCTTTTGATACTCTTCTTTTCATTTAGTCCTCTTTTCCACCCATAAAGGCATTCATCATTCCTGCAAGCTGCATGTCTTTGATCATCGCTTCGATCTTTTTGTCATCCAACCCTGCCATTTTGAGTCTCTTCTTCATAATGTGCTTACGTCTTTGCATCATCTTTTCTGTTTCAACCTGGTCTTCTTCCCAGTCTTCCAGTGCTTCCATACGAGCTTCGCTCAGTGGTTCTACTTCGAACATTGCTCCACCGACAATAGCATCCCACCATAGATGCAATGTTTCTTCATCGTTACACTTCTTTGCTTCTTCCATCCAATGGGTGTAGTGGTATTTTGACCACATGCCTCTCTTGTAGAGGAATTTGATCGTTTCTATAATGTCATTCTTTGTCGCTGAGACAAACTCTTTGTTCTTCTTTCTGTCTCTTGCGTAGAGAAAACTTGGTGCATCTGCCATATCTTTTCCTTTTGTTTGATTTCACAAATTATATCATAGTTGCATTATGCCTTAGCATACTTTATTGCAAAGTTTTCTAACATCGTATTTGTCTCTATACCCTGTCATCTGCCAATGAGGCTTATCCCATCCCCATTTATCATATCCCCATTCTATATCAAGGTTATGTTTTTTTATGACTGTTTTCATTGCTTTATTTATGGAATCGAATGCACTATTGTCATCCCATGTATATTTACCATTAACATATGGAACCAAATCGACTGCAAGTCCATATAGATGATAGCTGTTGTATGTTTTGCTTTTACCGGCAGCAACAAGTGCCTTTTGTCTTTCCATGCTTCTTAATCCATCTATTACACCAAAGTCAACTGCACTTATTTTAAGTGCTTCCATTACTGCAAATGATAATTCAGGATGAACACCGATTAAACGCTTTAGACTTGTTTTGCTAAATTTATACATATTTTTTTCCATTTTTGTTTTTGTTTATAATATCTAAAAAACAATAGTCTGCATACTCTCTTATCTCTTTACGTGAATATCCTGTGTCATATTTCCAGTACAGTGACCGTACTATCCACTCATATTCGCTTTCATCTTTATACCCATATGCCTTAACTTGCTCTCTATATGCCTGCAGCTCAACAAGAAGCCTATAGGTGCCTGATATCACTGTAAACAATGAGTGGAGCCATAGTAGTCTTCCAAACTGTCTTGCGTGCACAATCTCATGCGCAATAAGTCCTCTGTCGCCAATATATTTTGGTCTTACTTTTATCGCTACACCAAAGATGCCATATTTGCAGTATCCGCCAAATCCATCTTTGATATTATCGGTATAGATAATCTTCTTTGGTTCTGCCCACTTTCCTCTTGAACCACATGTATCACATAGTATGAATCTGTCTATCAGTTTTTTCATATATTTCTTCATTGGTATTCCTTGTTTACTCTTTTTGCAACAACGGCATAGTTGTTACATGTTCGTCTCAATTTTGTATTGTTCTTCACAAGTTCTATAAGGTCATGATTTAAAATGATCGAGTGGTTCGCATCAACAGGCTTAACAGTCAATTTTCTTGATGATGGCACTTTGTAGGTAGGCAGTTTTGGGAATTCGCACTTCTGTGGCTTACACGGTGTTGGTTCTTCACCGCATCCACTAAGTATGAAGAGTGTCAAGATCGATGCTGATATTTTCATCCACATGTCCTACTCCTTCTATGAAGCTTTCTACGCT